TGATGCGTTCATGTTATTGTATCCGATATCCCATCAAAATCTATTATGTATCCATAGTTATCATCGGCATCTATCAAAGAAATATCTACACTTGCCGATGCATTTGCAGTAGGAGAGCCATTTGCTAGTAGACCGGGAGTTATGGTTATTCTTTCAGAGATAGGAGTTCCTACAGCTTCATCTGCTGAAGTATCACCAGGTGGAACATATAGGTTAGTGTAGGTTCTCTTGATAACTCCGCTCTTTCTGATTGGTCCAAATAACTGAGCTTTCAGCGTAAATCCCAATGAATATACTATAGCACGACGATTTATAAAATCACCTTCATAAGTATCTTGTAAACTCGTAGTGTTTAATATAACCGGAACATCTACTTTCAAACCTAAATCAGGAATCATATTTAATGTCATAGTCCATTGCGGCGTAAAATATGGTAATATCTGTTCTACGATTCGCGTAGCATCATCATTAGTCTTCGCCATAATATCAAGAGTTATACCTAAATTATATGGCACGGGTTGATATTGATATAAAAGTTGTGAAGTGTTCGAAGAATTTTGTTTTACATTTCTATTTAACGTATTAAGCTTGCGTTCTGGATCATATGAAATGTTGACGAGTTCAAAAGCCATGCGAGGAAGCACCATAGCAAATGGACGCGTTAAATCTGGATCGCCTTCTGATCTCGCTAGAAACTTTTCTTTTGGGCCATAAGACAATGGCACCTTCATCGTTTGAATAGTTTCATTACTTGAATTTACGCGATTAATGTGAATATCATTAAAAAGCGTGCCAAAAGCAACTATGTACTTTCTTATAGCGCCATGATAGAATGTATTAAACATCTTAATAATTTCCTTCTGAGAATGGATTTGCCTCAGAGAAATCTAATATATTATCAGCTTCTGTTTCAACCTCAGTATTATCTTCGAAGGAATCTCCGACCTGAGTAACGAAGTTAAATTGTTCTTGAACAAGATCATATCCGTCTTCATCCTGAAGGACATATGAATCTTCTGTAAGCATACGATAATTAGAGAAATCAAACGAATAAAGTTCTTCTTTTGAATCAATTTCTGGAATACCGGTGTTGAGTCGTTCGTTTGAGTATTCCCAAAGATCGCACACCAAATCAAACGTTTGTAGAGAACCTAGTTGATAGAATATAGCTTCATGTTCAACGAATTTAATTATAAAGATTTTTTTATTTAATGGCAAATAGATAAGATCGCCTTCTCGTGGTCTAGCTAATTCATCTACATTACCAATCTCATCAAAGAAAGTTCTACGAGCTATTGTAAACGTTATCTGATCTCTGATCTGGAGATTAAACTTAGATAAGAAATCGCCTTCTCCTTGAAATCCAGACACATCTTTGATGTACATATCAATAAAAAACGATTGATTATATTCTGATACGCTGTCTTCACCACCAATCTCGTCTTTATTTTTCAACTGTCTTGGAATATAATACACGTCATGTCCATATATTTTTATGGATTCAATGATAAGATTCTCGATCAAGTTCTGTTCCATAGAACTTGTGAAGTTATTGAAGAAGACTGAGGTTGCCATTAGATATATTTCAACCTACCATATCCATAACGGGTAATGAATAACTGCTAATCATCTTATCTTCTAAGTCTGTAATTTCAGCAACAGCATCATTATAGATCTTCTCGCCATTAAACGTTAATCCGCCGGGAAGCTGCATACCAGTAAATTTAGTTAGATTAGAACCCCATTGACGTTTAATCAGAGCTGTTGCGTATCTCAACAACCATTGATCTTTCCAGACGTCAACATATTCAGTTGGATCTATGATCTGATAAGCTTCAACAAGTAGATATTCATTTGAGAGTGAGTTCCAATCCATATCGATATACAGACGATTCATATGGCGATTAAACCGTAGAAGTTGTTTACCGACTAACATTTCAGAAATCAGCGAAAGATGCTCCATGACCATGTAATAAGGAACCATCGATACAGATGTAAGCGTATATAGATCGTTTAATGCAATCTGATAACGAATATTAAAGAGGTCATCGGAACGAATAGATGGATCGGCAATATTGAAAAGATTCACTGCTCCGATTACATTGTCTGGAACTGTAATATACTTATTAGTCTTATCAGTATCTGTGACTAAATGCTTATAATAGATCTTCTCTGTGCCATCAAAATGATAGTCCCAATAATAACGAAGAGCATCATCAACACGATCTTCTACTTGATCATCATCGACGTTGATTTCGATGACAGGTTTGCCTAGTCGTCTTAGACAATATTCTTTAAATGCAGCACGAGTAGTTGGAACAGCCATACATTTCTCCGAGATTTATAGAATATTTATGTAGCGTTATCGAGTTACTTCTGGAGTAACCGTGACTATTCCCTCTTGGACTCTTGTTACTATCGCAGCATTACTCGTAATTTCACAGTCATAGACATATCTACCATATGAAATATTGGCAGTAGCATTAGCAGAAAGAGAAAGAGTGACCGTACCAGAGTTTGCAACTGTAACTACAAATGATGTAGAGTTAGTAGACGAATAGTGTCTACGCATCTGAGCAGCACCTGTATAGTTAGTCAAATCCATAACATCACCGTTTGAATCTTTAACCGTGATGGTGTTACTGAATGTAGCGCCTTGATCTATAACTAGGTTTGCTTTTGTCGATGCCATATTTAATCCAGAAAGTTTGGTTTCTTCTATTTATTATTTATAGAGTACCAGTTTCTATCTAATTTAGTATCAGCATTTACTATTGGAAAACTAAGAGAGATTCTTTTTTTAAGTGGAAAGCATTCATGATACTGATGTTTAGGTACATAGATCATATCGCCTGATTCTAGGTCACATTCAAACTCTACATCTAAATCCTTGCCATTCACATTGTATTCAAAGTTACAATCTTTGGCGTGCTGTTTATAGACTTTCCAATGACACTTACCGGTTTGATGTAGAATTATGTTATCGGCATTATCATAATGTGCTCTGAATGATTTACTTTTCTTTAATCCGCAGTAGACATGTACATCTACCGCCGTTTGTGGTATAATAGATTCTATCAGAGAACATATATGATTCACTTCCTTAGTTATCTTAGATGCGCCAAGAATAACTAAACTATGACCAGCATTGATCTTATTGAACACGAATTGCGGATCTGGTCTTGGAGTATGAGACCACGCACATGTAAAAAGCGGGATCTCTATCTTAACATGATTTTCATTGATCAGTTCTACACACTCAGGAGTAACGCGATAGGTGTCGTTTAGAAGATACTCTAAGTCGTCCCATTTCACTAATTTATGATCTAGAATATCCTTTGAATAAAATGCAGTTCGCGAATCGCCACTAATCTTAATTAAAAGGACTTCTAGGAAAGCACGTTCTTTCTTATTCATATCAAATATTTAAATTTAATGAATATGATTAAATCATATATGATCAGCCGATGAACCGGTTAATTGTAATAATTGTAATTTGGTTACACTTAACATTTGAGGTATTTCTTTCCAAGAATCTTTAAATTGAGTTGCAATTTCATTTAACATTGCAACTAAGTCGTCTCGATTACCGGTCCATTTGAATATGTTGCTATTCTCTTGTATTCCATTAGTAAAACACACGGTAATATTGCCAAGAGTTTCATCTACTTCTGTAATTTTCCAAGTTACTTCGCTCATTTAAACCTCGGTCCTGATGTCCATACGACAAGAGTTCGTCTTGTCCCGCTTGTTATTGGTGTGACTCTATGCACAATATATGACGGAAACGCATAGAGTAATCCTTTTTGTTTTTTACAAACATGAGGAATATTTCCTGTCATCAATTCTAAGTCGCCACCTTCATATTCTGAAGGATTAGATAACTGTAAAACCATAGATAATTTTCTAGGAACATTATCGTTTGGTCCATTGTCCATATGCCAATCATAATGTTGTTTAGATTTCTTTACATATTTATATGTCGTATACTGAAACAATTCTCCAAATCCCCATAAATCTAAACCAAAAAATTTGCCATTTAATTGTCTGGCTATATGTTGAAGTCTATCGGCTAACCATCCTTCATTATCTAACCATGATACAGTTGAACCTCGAACATTTTCATCACGAACTCCTTGACCTATGATGGCAGGCTGAGGAGGTGCTCTTTCTCCCATTGTGCATATAGCATCGATCTCTTCATCAGTAAATCCGTTTTCCCACCAAGCAAAAGTTG